TTACCCATCCACCTGCACAGGCCGATTCAGGGCGATCTGCTGCCGAACCCAGCCTTGCACCTCGGATTGTATCCAGAGTGCGCGCCTTCCGATGCGGATTGATCGCGGAAAGCGGCCGGCCTTGATCTCGCCGTAAATGAAGGTGGTGCCCATGCCGGTCATCTGCCGCACGCGGTCCAGTGACAGCAACTCTTCCAGCTTTTCAGCCGCGCCCATGTCTGCCTCCCGTCGCGCGCTCCGGTTTTTGTGATTGCTCGGCCAAGCTGAGCTTGAACTGCACAACGTTACCGGCCCCGATCGGCGCAGCACGCGGGCTCCGCGCCGGCCTGTTGATCCGACGCCACTCGGCCAACGCCGCATCGGCGTCTGCCTTCTTGCTGGTCGACCTACAGCAGCATTCGACCAGGTGACCACCACCTGCGCTCGCTCGCCGCTCGTCGTGGATGTGGCGCGCGCGGTGGCCGGCGGCGCAGTTGGGCAGGCCTTCGGGATGGCTGATCTGCTTCTGAGTCATGGCTTTTCGCACTCCGTAATGTGGGCTTCCAGCTTTTCCAGCAGGAAAGCGGCCTGCCTGGACCTGTGGCGCCTGTCGTAGTGGTTGAGGTGTGGCGGTGCATCACGCAGCCACTGCAGCGGCTGCAGCATCCAGCGCGGGTCGAACGGAAGCCGGCTGCGCGGATCTACCGGCGGCGTCGGCGGCATGCAGTCAGGGCCGGCCCAGTCTTCGGGGTCGCCACACACGGTGCAGGTGCGGTTCTGGAACACGTGCTCCTTCTCCGGCTGCGGCACGCGCGGCTTTTCGAACAGAGCGCGGATGACCAGGCCACGCTGCGGGCCGTAGTAGACCTGTTCGGCGTTCGCTTCGGCCCAGCAGCCCGGCGCGAAGTCGTCCGCGTGGCGGTACTCCCAGCGTGCGACGTGAGCCGAGTAAAGCTCGGCCATCAGCGTGTCAGCCCAGGCGCGGACCTGGTCGGCGGCAACAGGGCCGCCAGCCGGATCGATCCGACGCATGGCGGCGACCACTGCGGCGACCGGTGACGATGCTTTGGTGGCGTCGACCACTGCGGTGGGGCTGCTGGGGAACGATGTAGCGGTCATGCGAACAGGTCCAGTTGGGCCGGCAGCGCCGGCGGCGGGGTGAGCAGTGCGTGTGCAGCGGTGGCTCCTAGTTGTTCCATTCGCTGCAGGAGGCGGCCGGCATAGTTCTCGTTGTTCCTGATGAACCACGACAGCTGGGTGGCCCTGAATCTGTCCCCGGCGTGGCCACGCAGTAGCAAAGCATCTCGCTCTTTGCGCAGCTCCCGGATGTGATGGATGGTTTGGGAGTAGGCACCGGGCAGGCGCCGGCGGTCGTACTCCTCCTCATCGGCGTCAGGCACGTATGTCGCGTCCAGGTCGATCATCGGAACATCTCCAGCTGCTGCGGGACGATCGGGCGACAGATTGCGTAGGGGCTGGGCTCTCGTTCGTTGTGCAGGTCACGGGGGATATCGAAGTGATAGCCCCGGCCGTTCATGTCGGTGATGCAGACCATCGGGAAGTAGCAGACCGCGATGGCCCCAGAGCAGAATAGGTAGTAACCGCGACCACACGGCGCGCGGCCGCTCTCGGTGCTGCTGACCAGCATGTCGCGCGTCCACCCGGCCGCAATGCGTGCCGCCACCGCGTCCGATGCAATTGACCACGCTTCATCCCGGTCCATGATTCGCGTGGACACCATGCCCACGGTCCGCAGTGCTGCGTCCATGTCGCCGGCAGCGAGTGCCTGAAGCACCTGGCCGCGGGCTTCCCACAGACGAGCGTCCTGGGGAGCGATTGAGTCGAGCTCGACCCCGGACATGCTGGCGAGCTGCCGGCCGACCTCGCGGTGGTCCATTGCAGCGGTGAGCAGCTGGTCAGCCATGGGCGATCTCCTCCCGCTGCATCGGCGTGGCAGAATGCCCTCCAGTCCACAGGGGGATCAGGGAATGGATTGGTGGCTTGGCTTCAATCAATGCTGGCCGATGGGCAAAGCCTGCGTTGTTAACTGGGATGCTTGGGCTCTGCTGGTTGGCGTGGCGGGATCGCTGTTCGCGTGGATTTCGATAATCGTAACTGCGGCGTCCGCGGTTGCCGTCTTCTGGCTTGGCCGGCAAGCTAATGCGTTGGCGATGACTGCAAAGGAATTTCAAGAGCGTTCGGTCGCTGAGCAACGCCGAGAAGCGCTGGAAGAGCGATCGCGCGAGGCGAAAGTAGTCCTTGCTTACTGCAGCGCTGAGTTGAAGACGCTCGGACCCGCATTGGCAGGTTTGATTGGAATGCTCAACTTCGATGGTGCAGAAGAATTGTTCGTGACTAGTCGTGCGGCTCGTGAGCAGATCCGCGACAAGGCGAGAAATCTGTCTTGGTCCCGTTTGGAAAAGGTGCTTCCTCGACTTCACGCGATCCCCTCGGACACCGGAATGCGGCTCGCGAGAGTACTGGGTGCGACGCAGACCTTGGCGGCCGCATTTGAGGTTCATGCCAACGAAGAGAGCCCGGCAGACCGGCAGGGCGACGCAGAGAGCTGGGAGGACTACCTGCGAACTTCCTTCGGGAATCGATTGCGTCTCCTGAGGGTCGCGGACGCATTGGCAGATTCTCTTTGGCGTGAATCGAGTGACGCGCTTGCGGGCATTGGCGAGTACGCTTGAACGGAGTTGGAGGCAGGGCTGCACGATCTGACCTTCAAATGTTTGAGTGCATATGGATGCTGGCCTGGGTCGAGCCGGGGCGCCTAGGAGGGCGGTTGCTCAGCGGGTGTCATCTGCGGACATCCGTGCGCGCCTGTGCTGTGCCGCGCGCTGCCGCATTTCCTCGCGGAACGCTGGCCAGTTCCGCACCAGGTCGCGCACGCCGCACCAGGCGAAGAAGACGACGCCTGCGGCGAAGGGCAGGAGGAACGAGGCGGCGCCGGTGTATATGGCGCGCGCGAGCAGCGCCAGCAGCAGGCCGACGATGACGGCGCAGTAGAAGGGCAGGGCCAGGTGGCGCATTACTCGGCGTCCTGTTCGGTGGTGGGCTCGTCCGGCGCTGGGCCGGCGGGCGGGGTGATGGGCGGGATGCCTACGGCCATGGCGGCGATGAAGTCGGGATCCGTCATGCGGCACCGCCTTCGACCTTGCGCACTTCCTCGACGAGGAAGATCCAACCGTCGCAGTCCGGCGGGGTGCGGTACGGACCTGAGTCCATGCAGACCATCAGCGAATTGCGACCGAAGGTGTAGGCGACCACTCCGGTCTGCCCTACGGCGAGGTTCGGCTGGTCGTAGTCGGATGCCGTGACCTGCACTCGATCACCGCTCTTGAAGGGGTTCATGCGGCACCGCCATTGGCGTGCTCAGCCAGGAAGGCCTGCAGCTTCGGCGCCAATTGGGTGGGCAGATCGATGCAGGCCGAACCAAGCCACAGAGCGGCAGGGGTGTCCGTATCAGCATCGGCCTCATCCACTCGCGGCGCTTGGCCGGGGCGGGCGCAGGCAAAGGCAATGGATCGGTGCGCCTTGTTCTTCCCAACGAATGTGTAGAGGGACATGCGCCAGGAGCCGTCACTGCCACGGGAGAGGCCGAGGCGTGCGCCGAAGCACTTGGCGGTGAACTCGACCTGTCGAATGGGGTTTAGCGCGCTCATGCAGCACCGCCTTGGGCGCGCGCATCGAGGCGCGCGGCGGCAACGGCACCCGCAACGCTCTGGCCGTGCAGGAGGACACCGGCGGCTGCGTGACCGGCCACGTAGCGAACCAGTTCGGGGCGCACGCCCCAGCGTCCAGCTGCGCGGCGCACGATGCCGGCGGCGGCTGCCGCGCGCTGCACGGGGGAGTGGTTGGCGATGACGGCGCTCATGCGGCGGCGTCCTGGCTTTCGCCGCGCAGCTGCTGGGCAGCGGCGATCAGGGCGCGCGCTGCGGCGGTTGCCTCGTCGGCGGTGTAGTAGATCCGGGCGGCGCCGAAGTTCTGGACGACCTTCCCGGTGACCGTGTCAGCCTTGGCGGTGCCGGGGGCGGTTTCGGTGTTGAGGGCCAGAGTGGCCATGGTTGATCTCCTGCGCCGCGCCCCGAGGTGGACGGGGCTTCGTGGTGGCGCGAAGAAAGTAAAGCATGGCTTTACATATAATGTAAAGCGCAGATTGATAAATGGTCAGCCGGAGCCTGAATTGGTTCATGGTCTGAATTCGGCCAAAGAAAAACCCCGCCGAAGCGGGGCTGTCGGGGCTACCTGTTGTGGGTTGTTCTAGATCCAGCCGAAGCCTTTGGCCATCAGGCCCGCAAGACCAAGGGTAGCCACGATCAACGCTGAGAAGAGCTTCACGAAGTCGGACCTAGCCTCCGACCGTATGGCCTTGAACTCTTCCTTGGACTCTGAGCGGATGGACTTGAATTCCCCATTGACCTCGCCGCCGAACTGCCGGAGGGCTTGATCCATGGATTTCAAATCGATCTTGATCTCAGCAATGTCCCGCTGGATGTACTCGACAGTGGCTTCAAGTTTAGCGACGCGTGCTTCCATGCCGCCATCATGAGGTGGACCGCCTCCGCCCGCAAGTTGGTCCTCCTCCGCTGCAGCCTCAGTCCATGCGAGAACGCTCGTAACCCGTTCCTTGAACTTAGGGTGCATCGCTCGCTTCCTGTCTAGTGAAGCCAGTCATTGTCTCGATAGTGTCAATGATCTTGTCGACGCCCGCTGGTTTGGCCTCTTCCAAGTAGTCAAGCAGGCCGCGGACCTGTTTGCCGAGTGCCTCGCGATCTGGGTGCGAGTGACATACGCAAATCATCGTAAATTCGAGGGCTGCGATCTTCTGCAGCAGCTCTCTTGAAATGCCCACATGGTCCTTTTCACTCATCTCAGTCAGCCCATCCGCCAATCCAGTGGACACGGCCAACGACCGTGATAGGTTCCCGCTTCGAGTCCATCCGCCGCGGCTTCTGCCACTGATGATCACCGTTCGGGTTGTCGCTTCGGAAGAAGGTGATCCCATCGAGGATCTCCGCTCGCTTCACGTAGTACTCGGGGTTGGCCGCGCCGTGGACCTGGATCAGGTACAGGCAGCCGTCAATCACGCGGTGGTCCGACGCGTCGAAAAGAATGGCGTCGCCATCTTGAATGGTCGGCTCCATGGAGTCGCCCTTGCCGTAGTAGACGGCGAGATTCCGGCCGAAGATGCCCCTACGCCGCAGACTTGTCTTCTTGAACTTCAGGCTGTGGGTCTCTGCGTACTCGTCTGCCTCTGCGCCAGCAGCGCCTAGACCAACTGCCTGTGAGTACGCCCGCACGTTGTCATGGTCGGTGTCCGCTGCAACAGCCGCCGACTCCGCATCGGTAACCGTTTCGTCCAGGAAGTACTCCGGACGCCTGCCAGTGTGACGGGCCAAGGCGGGAATGAAGAACTTGTCGATCGCGCCGTTTGACTCCCAGCCCGTTATGGCTTGCGGATTGATCTCACATTCCCTTGCAACACGGGCCTTTGTTCCTCGCGGCGAAGAGCTGAATGCGTAGGAGATCCTGCGCGCTAGTTCGTTGTTATCAAGCATAACTTGATGATCGCGCGGCATGGCTGCAGCGCCAATAAAGCAGGGCTTTACGATATATGTAAAGATGTGCTTTACTTTCCATATGGACCCGATCACTACTGCTATCGAAGGACTCAAGGGCGGCCAAGCAGCAATGGCCCGCCTTCTTGGCGTTAAGCCGCAGGCCGTTAACCAGTGGGCTAAGGGGCGCCGCCCAATCCCTGCTAGGCACGTCCTCGCAATCGAGGCCGCAACGGGGGTTTCGCGGCATGTCCTTCGTCCCGATGTGTTTGGCCCCGCGCACACGGCGCGCGCTAATGCCTCTCCGGCCCCCACCGAGATCAAGGTGCTCGTAGACAGCCGCATGAGCAAGCGCGCGCTGCGCGAGAAGCTTGGCCTGAGCACCGACAAGCTGTTGGCCAAGGTTCTGCAGCTGCCAGTGGAGCAGGTGAGCGACTGGGCAGATGAGGACATGGTCCCGGCCTTGCCGCAGGTGATGAAGCTGCTTGGGCACCCCGAGCAGCAGGAGCCGGCAAAGCCGACACACGACCCCGATGCTGACCGAATAGCCCCGATTGAGGTGGCGTGATGGGCTACAGCCGAACCAGGCGCTCGCCAGTGGCGACCACTTCAAATCCGTCTGCGTCGGCATTGACGGCGCTGCCGTCTCCCAGCGTGTGCCTTGCCATCCCCTCGACCCAGCTCGGGCCGTCCAGGTCCGAAGTGTCGATGCGGGTGAAGTGCTTGATGACCCACACCCTGCGGCCGTCCGCGCCGCGAGTCTCGATTTGTTCCGTCTCCATGGAGAACCCCAATGTCTGACCAAACCCCCGAGCAGGCGCGGGAGCACCACCTGTCGCGCATCCGCGAATACGCGGTGCAGCACGACCTCGCTGGCGAGGATATCGCACTGATCTTCAACGCGGGGCTGGCCGCCGCCCGGACCTTGCGGCCCTCGCTTTTCGAACAGGTGGCCACTGGCCGTCTTCCCTGAATTGTTGATCTCCATGGCGCCCATCGTGCGCCACCAGAGCACAGCCCGAAACCTTGAAAAACCGTCCCTCCCAAGGTGACCTCATGACCTGCCGCACATCCCCCCTTAGCTGGCTCGACACCCTCTACAACGCTGTGCGCGAGACGCCGGGCGGTGTGCAGGCTGCAGCCGCGTACCTGGCACAGCGCCGGGGCAAGTCGATGCACCCCGAGACGCTGCGCGCGAAGCTGCGCGGCCTTGAAGGCGAATCGGTAACCATCGAAATCGCCGAATTGCTCACCGAGTGGATGCAGGAACAGGTGGGTGGTGCAGACCGCGCGCTGGGTTGGATGCAGGCACTGGCCGGCCAGTTCGGCATGGCTGTGGATGTGGTGCCGCCGGCGCCGGAGGGCGGCTGGTCGGACGAGATCGCAGCGCTGCAGACCAAGCTGCTGGAGATCCAGCGCAGCATGGGTGCCCTGTCTGGCACCGCATTGGAGGCGATTGCGGATCAGCAGATCGACAGCGACGAAGCACGGCTGATGCTCGCCGAGGTCCGTTCGCTGCGCACGATGGCGCACCGTCTGGAGCGCAACATTGCGCGCGCTGCGGCCAAGGGGAGGGTGGAGGGGAACACCTTCGCGACGATGCGCCAGATCTACGGCCCGAGCCTGATGGATGGCTCGCGGACCTTCCACGAGACGTACGGCTCCGACGACGAGCTGATTGCAAACCAGACCTACATCAACGAACTGAGGGCGGCAGCATGAAGACAACGAAGAAACTGGCACCGAAGTTGAACCCTCAAGTCGCGCCAAGGGAACGGCGGATGGACCACAACACGGTGTCCCGACCCAAGCGAAGGAAGCCCGGCACGTTGGCCGCCGGCCAAGTCGAGACGGTTGACCAGTTCGAGGCCCGTGGCGGCCGGGTGCAGCGCATTCCGGCCACCTGGGAACAGGCTGCATGATCAGCAGCAAGAGGAAAATATCTCTACTCGGAACTGGCAGCAGCTGCCTTCCGGGCAGCCACTTGAGCGGGCAGCGTGAAAGTGTAGGTGAGGAAAAGTTCAGTGAAGCTCGCGAGCTGGGATATCTCTTCCATGCTCAGCTCGTCGTCATCGTGCGCGCCATGATTGCCATCGAGCCTGATCAGATGTGCCCACTCCTTCAGATCATCGGTCAGTCTTCCAGACTTATGGAGGGCGTCGATCCGCGGGGCAAGGTTCTTTCCAGCGAGAGCTGCGTCCAGCTCTCTGGTCGCGACATCAAGGGCTTTTCGGTACATAGCCGCTGCCGCGTCCATGTTCTTGCGCTTCGCATTGTCGATCCCTTGCTCATATGCGCGGCGAACGACCGAAGACGTATGTTTCGGCGCATCTGTTCGCTCTGGAGCAGGATAGATACTAATGATTCGAGCGTAGTTGCTTTCCATCGCGTCTTCCAGTGGACCCGATTCATGGGAAAGCCAATCGACCGCTACTCGGCCAGTCTCCATGCAGATACAGAGAATGTCGTAGCAACGGTTGCATTGAAACATCGCCGTTGGTCGCTGAGCCGGCAGTTGCGTGTATCCAGCAAGCGTCATTCCTACTGTTTCAGCCAAACAGTGGGGGCAGTCTCCAACATAGGTAACAGCCATGTCTGATATCCCTTTCCATTCAAAGAAGATTGAGAGCGAGCTTCGATACTTGGACGCAACCTGTGCCCTGCGCCTGTTGGACCATTATGAGCGTTGCCCGGAAGACTGGAAACTCGATTTTGTCGCCGCCCTTGTATCGTCCCTCCTGGTCTCCCGTGCTCGGACAGCAGGGAATATCAGCGACGGCTGGGGAGTTGCCACGATCGACACCAGCGCTCACACCAGGACGAAGGGCGGGCAGGTCAATACCGTGCCTGGAGCGCTGTACCGCAGGTTGACCTGCAACCTGTCCGGCCGGGCCACGGACGTTGTTCGGGGCGGCGGCTTGAACGGAACGGACTGGGAGACGATCGGCGCGGCGCTGGCTGGCCGTCGCCGGTCCCGAGGCGCTGCTGGCGACCATGGACGCCGAGGTGGCCATGCTGGGCAAGGTCGGCCGCGCTCGCGAACTGTCGCGCCGGCAGATGATGAACGAACGCGACATGCGGCAGGAGCTGCAGAAGGCAGTGGAGGCGGCCGGAGGCAAGGAAGCGCTCGCCTTGGCGAAGGGCGCGGAAAGCTATGAGGCCTACGAACGGTCGATGCTTGCCGCAGCCGACGCGTCCGCTGCGCTGTCGATCCAGGTGGAGGAAGCAGCGGCAAATGCCGAGGCCTGGGCGAATGTGGTCTTGGACGGTGTGGATGGTGTTGCCGATGCAATGGCCGACTTCGTGGCCAGTGGCTTGCGCGATTTCAACGGTCTGTGGGACGACCTGAAGGATGTAGCCAAGCAGGGTCTGCGGGACATTGCCCGGGAGCTGCTGCAGCAGAAGCTGGTTATCCCCATCCAGACGAAGATCATGGAGGGGATCAGCGGCTGGGGCGGGCAGGGCGGTGGATTCAGCCTGGACAGCCTGATGGGCTTGTTCGGTGGCAATGGATCGGCCGCCGGCGGCAAGAACCTGAGCAACATCGCCGGGCTGCTGTCGAAGGGGCAGGGGTTGTTCAGCGCAGGGGCCGGCGCTGCCAGCGGCGGTATCAGCGCCGGAAGCCTCGCAGGTTTTGGCAACAACGTCGCAGCCTTTGCCGGTGGCGGCGCCTCCGCGATGGTTGAGTTGCAGGCGAGTTCCGTAATCACCCTCACGACGACGTTCACAAAGTACACGGTCACCTTTGACGTGCCTTCAATTGTCGGAAAGACCGTAGGCAACAACAACGCTTTGCTCCTGACGTTCTTCTACTCTGACGACCGATCCTCCATGTTCGGCGGACAGCTGATCGGGCAAACAGGTCTGTTTGAGTTGGCGCAAGTACAGATGGAGCGTGGCGACAAGGCGACGGATTATGCTTGGCGGCCGGCTAGCGAAGAGTTGCTACTGTGCCAGCGTTACGGCGAATTGATTGCGGGTGAGGAATACCCCGCTGCAGCGTTCGCTGCTAATGACATTACTACCTATGCGAAATATCGGGTGCCCAAGCGCACCACCCCAAGCATCGCAATCAAAACTACTGGCACATGGGTGGGAAATGGTGGCATCGGGACCGTATCCACGCTGGTTACCGGCAATATTGGTACATCCGGTTTCCGCTTCGACGCAACGGCGTTTACAGGCAGCGTTGTGGCCGGTTACTCCTATGTTCTTCGCGGGACATCCTTCTTCGTAGATGCGGAGTTCTGACATGTATCAACTTACAACCGACCCTGATCGTATTTTGTGCCTGACCACGAACACCAACATCCCACGCGGGCATCACCTGTGGGATGACTATCAGCGCTGGTTGGATGACGGCAACACGCCGTTGCCGCTGGTGCAGGTCAAGTCACTGGGAGAACTGAAGGCGGATCTGGTTGCTGCAGCAACGGCCGAACGCTGGGAACGAGAGACGGGCGGCATCGTGATCGGCGGCGTGCAGGTTGGCACCGGGCTTGATGATCAGAACCGTCTGAGCGGCGTTCTCTCGGCCATCCAACTCGGCGGGCTGGAATCGGTGGACTTCAAGGCGCAAAGCGGATGGGTGCAGCTGACTGCGCCGGAGCTGCAGGGAATCGCCCTGGCCATCTCCGCTCACGTGCAGGCCTGCTTCACCGCCGAGCGCGCGCACCATGAGGCGATTGAGCAGCTGCAGACGCAGGCTGACGTGGACGCCTACGACGTGATGGCAGGGTGGCCATCGGGATCCGGCCTTGGACACGAAAGCCCCTCTGTCGTTGGATTGGGTGCGGACTGACTGCTGCCGCATCCATCACGCTGCCACAACGCGGCCTGCGGCCAGATTGCGGCCATATGCTATTCCGCCCAAATCGAAGCCGCCTACCAGAAGCTGGTCCGCATGACCGGTGCCACCGTGTCGCTGCAGGAATTCGCCGCGCTCTACGCCCATGACCCGGGCAAGAAGCGGCCCAAGACGCCGAAGGCGATGGACGACGCATTCCGGGCCGGCACCAGCGCGGCAGAGCGGGCCGTGTGGGCGGAGATCCAGCAGTGGAACCAGGCCGAGGCCGCCACTCTGGAGCAGGAGCTTTTCGCCAACCGCAAGCGGCTGGCCGATGCGGAGCGATCGCTGCAGGTCAAGGAGACGAAGAAGGCCCGGGAAGACGTGCGCATCGCTGGGAACAAGATCGAGCGCGCGATGGGCAAGCTGGCCGACCTCAAGCGCGCCGAGGGCAAGAACGGGGATAGCCGGATCTTCCCCGGGGTCTACGCACCGGTGATTGTCTCCGACGGCGGCAAGCTGACGATCAAGCCGATGCGCTATCAGTGCCGACTGGCCGGCAAGCCGGCCAACTACGACCAGCGTTTCCCCGGCACCTACAACGCCCGCCGCGACAGCCTGGAGAAGTTCTGGGCGCCGGCCTTCGGCCACACCCACGGCTTGATGGTGGTCGATACCTTCTACGAGAACGTGGAGGGGCCGGACGGCAAGAACCAGGTAGTGCAGTTCACCCCGCGCACGCGCGAGCCGATGCTGGTGGCCTGCCTGTGGTCGCACTGGGTGGACCCGGCCGGCAAGGAGCCGGATCTGCTGTCGTTCGCCGCGATCACCGACGACCCGGAACCCGAGGTGGCCGCCGCCGGCCACGACCGCACGATCATCAACATCAAGCCCGAGCACGTCGACGCCTGGCTGAACCCTGATCCTGCCGACCTGGCGGCGCTGTACCGGATTTTTGACGACAAGCGGCACCCGTTCTACGAGCACCGACTGGCAGCCTAGAGGGCGTCCCTATCAAGGCCAATCTGCTCGGTTAAAACTGTCAGTGATTGCTGGAATGCTGCGACGAACAGCGGGCCGCCGTCATCCGCGTGGGTGCTTGCGATCGACGGGAGCAGCTTCGTCCATGTGTCGAGCAGGGTGCCTGGATCCTGATGGGTCAAAATTGAAACGCGAAGTGCGTACTCCATCGCCTTGAGGTAGCCGCGATGCACCTCAAGACCAGCCTCGCAGGCATGAAGGCGGTCTAGGATTTCGGTGATCTCGGTAGTCATGGCGGGCTCGACAGGTCTTGGAAGGAAAGCGATAGTTGGCGGACTCCAAAACGAGCCCGCTATGAGCATCCTCAACGTTTTGCTCAATCGTGACCACCTCGTAGTCGCAGTGGACACCCTTGCTGAGGATGCCCGTACCGGCGCCCATTCCGCAGGTGCAAAGTTGTTGCTGATTCCCCAGCACAATCTGGTGCTGGCCACGCGGGGCTCCACCCAGTTCTTCCTCCGCATCTATGAATTGGCCCTGCAGGCCAGCTTCCGCGCGAACTTCACGATGGAGCAGTTGTCCGCTGAGCTCGGGCTTGTAATGGACCAGTTGTGGCCCAGCTATGAGAAGGCGGCAAGCGAGGCCGGTTTGCCGATCGAACAGCTCGGAACGGAGCTGGTGCTCGGGGGCTGGTCGCCGAAGAGCGGCAGGATGGTCGCCACGGCATATGCGAAGAGCGACAGTTCGCGCAGAACATTGGCCCAACCCCTAGAGGGGGGCTTGGCTTCGCCCGGAGAGCCGTTGGCTGGTAGGCCGGATAGCTTTGCCGAAGCCGATTTGCTCGCAGCCGGAAAGATCCAGGCCGCTTGGCTCAACAGTCGGGTGGGGCGAGTGGTTGCGGGCGGTCGGTTGCTGGCCGGATATCTGCAGAATGCGCAGGCAGTGGTGAAGGACCTCGGGCCACTCTAATGATCAGGCCAGTGCTGCGATTCGCTGCCCACGGTGCTTTTCAGGCGCTAGGGGGTTGAGAGAGGGGAATGCCCAGCACGTGATCACACTCAACCAGCCGAGCATTGCTCACGGCCTGACGCCCGCCGCACTTGGCACAAGCGAGAAGGGTCCCGCCCGGCATGGATCCGAGGCTGGGGCCTGTCGAGTGAGTGACGTGCTGGCAACTATTACAGCGGACGCTGATGGCGATGACGCTTTGGATATTCCCCTGCTGATCGCGCATCGGGTCGATGTTGAGAACGTAGAAAAGACCTGTGTCTGGCATGGCCGTGTACCGAGGAGTCAATTGCATGCTGCAGGGTGGGACGAGTAGATCTTGTGACGGGGGTCCGAATTCAGCAAGAGTTTGAAGCTGAATCGTTATGGATTCAGCCCATACATCTACACCGATTTGCGGCCTCGGCTGTTAGGGTTTTGCCCCTCAGCGAGGAGGTGCGCTATGCCCATCAGGGCCATTGTGTATGCGAGCGAGGTCAGTCCGGCCATCGCGCAGGGGCGACTAGGGCAGTCTGACGGCAAGTTGGATGCGATCGTAGATGACGCATGCCGGTTCAATCGAGATGCCGGGGTGACGGGAGTTCTGCTCTTCGACGGAGAGCGGTTTCTTCAGTATCTCGAAGGGCCAGAGGATGGGCTGTCGGTAGCCTATTCCCGAGTCCTGAGCGCAAGCAGCCATTCCGCCTTGGTCGAGTTGCAGCGAGGGCGGGCGGGCTATCGGCGGCTTCCGTTCTGGCCGATGCGCTGGCTCCCTGTTGAGCCGTCGGAGCTGCGAAGCCTTGCTCATGCAGATTGGACCGGCTTCAAGCAGCGCAGCGATTCCGATGCCGCGAGCGCGACCGGGATGGACCTGCTGAGAGCGCTGGTCGAACCGTACACAATCGCCGCTTGAGCGGCGATGCCAGCAGAAGGTACGGGCGTTTGAGGGTCAAGCGCTCTTTTGCAAGAAGTCGGCGAATCTGGCCAGGCTGATAGCCTGCCGATTTGGGCACTTGGGGCAGCTGAGAATTGCGCCACCGGGAAGATCGAAGAGCCCTTCATTGGGCCGTCCGGTGAACCGGGAGGAGCATTGCAGACAGCGGCACACGACTTGGGTTACCTGCAGCAGCCGACCACTGTCGTCTTCTTGCCCCAGAACGTCGCTGAGGAGGAACAACCCTGTGTCGGCCATGCTCGTTTCCTTAGCGTCCTTTTGATGGTGCCGCAGTCTACAGCCTCCGTTGTGCTAGAGCTTTGCGCTATGCGCCGGCTCGCCCGAGTGTAGAGCCACGCCCCGCAAGATGGACGCGGAACCCCGTCCCTTGATGGCGGCCTGGCCGTTGCGAGGGGGTTAGTCTGCTGAGGGTGTAGAGCCCTTGTTGATTACGGCACCCCCGATTGGGCTTCGACGGCATACTTGCTCCGGCTGCACTGTCTTCGGTCTCTGGTCGGGGGCGGTTCTTACGTGGTGGAAGCGTGAGCTGTCCCCGCTCGCGCGGGGACAGTACAACTGGGTGCCAGGAGGGCCGACTACTGACAGACGTACTCGGTCGAGCTTTGGAAGTACCTGTCGTAGTAGTCGTTAGGATTATCGCCAGAGCCGAAGTACACAAGCTCTGTACGGTAGTAGTTGCCGACGCCATAGACTCCCGGCGAGCTACAGGTCGCCGGCATCGGGCCTGGGTAAGATTGACCGCTGAAGGTGTAGTGGTACTCCTCACAGGAATAGCCGCCGCCAACGGCTTCGGGATCTGGTCTACAGGAGCCGACAGTGCCCTTCATATTTTGAAAGCCTGTGTACGCGTCGGTCGGGCACGAGCCCAGCCCTTCCGGCCCCCAGTCGCCGTACGTGTAGACGCCGCTGGGCCCGTCCACGCCGCCCTGACAGAAATTGGTATATGCCACCGGATAAGGCTGGATGGTCTCCGAATCCACCCACAGCAGGCGGCCCGTTGGCACCCACTGACCAGCGAACGCGCTCTGGGCGAAGCCGACCGACAACAGGGCAAGTGACATGCCCAACATCAGGCGGCGAGTGGACGAGCGGGCAGTCCTGCAATTGTTATGCGTTGAGTTCACTTCCATCTCTCCATGAGTAGGGTAGTGCTGCACTGCCGCTGCACCGTCGCAACACCTGTGCATAGGTGCAATCAGAAAACCGCCCGGGCCGGTGTAGGTAAAGCCCCACGGTGGCCAGCGATGTGACACCTGTCGAAGTGTGAGCGCTTCAGGCTGGGGCCTTGCCGATTCGCAGGCTGTGCGACGCCCAGCCGTATCCTTCCGTCCATGCTCCCGATGCACGGCTACCAAGGCTTCCGCTCAGCACCACCACCCTCTGGCTGGGTCCAGCTGGGGGATATCTGGGTGCTGTGGTGGAGCGGCCGGCAGATCGCCCAGGTTTCGCCGGCGAAGGAGCGCGGGGTGCGCGTGCACCTCGATGCCCGGAAGATGTGGCAGACCAAGGATGTATGGGCGGCGAGTGTCGACCAGGGCAAGCGCTACGCCGAGCGGTGGTGCGCGGCCAGGCTCTACCCAGAGATGCGGCTGCGAGCCGCTGTGGCTCGGATGGTGGACGACTCCCCGAGGGAACCCCTACCGCCGCTGCCTGGCCTGCCGCCGACACCCGAACAGCTGCAGCAGGCCCGGCGTCTGGCCGAGGCGGGGGCGAAGGAGCTGGAGCGGGTCAAGGATGCGTTAGAGGCGCGCCTGGCGCCGCCAGCGAAGAGGGGTTGCTAAGGGTAAGGGATGCGACAGGCGCTCGGGTGGGGCTCCGGTGGCAGTACAGCCGTTCATAGAAGTTGAATAGCGGGCTGGTGCTTGAAGCCCTTGCCGAGACCAATTGCCCGGTGCGATGCTACGGCCACCGACTGATGGCTACATAGCAGGCAGTTGGGGGCGCTACAGGAGCATTGGATTTTGAGGGATCAACAGGGGGATTTAAGTGCTTACTTTTAAAACACAGTTTCCACTTCGCTCCAACGTGGAAATGGCTGATTTCATGGAATGTTGTAGGGAGTGGATCACTGGTAGTCCGTACACCCTGCTTAGTGGATTGAAAGGCGCTAGGCCAGAGGGTGTTCACGAAGTCGACGGTGAAAGGGCAGAATTTCTTGCCTCTGACGGTGCCGATTGTCAGCTTGGGGGAGTGAAGTACGAAAAGGCTGATAATGAGGGGATCCATTGGGCGACTGAAGTGGTCGGATGTAAATCTACTTCTGGCGAGTTCCTTGTTTCAGTTCAGCTTAGTGTCGACGCGGAAGTTCCTGTCGAAAAGCTGGATAAGGGCCGCCGGCCATATATTCTTAAGCTTTTAATGAAGAGGTTCTCGGGCGGGGAGGATGGATGCCTTGTCGTCGATGATCTGCCTCTCTTCTTGTCTGAGGAGCAGCAGGATCTGGCGGCGGACATTATTTGTGCGCGCGCTGGAAGTGCGATGCCGGTTGTGTATGTCAGTCGACATGGGGATGGCAGCCTTTCCGTCGATCCCAAGCGCCTGGCGGAGTGGATATCGGCGATGGCTCATGTAGTGGTTGAGCCCTCGCGTTCCTTTTCAACCGCACTCTCCAGGGAGGTTTTTGGTGAGAACCCATATGGTGGGGCGGTCGCTATCTATTGGCCGGATGGCATTGGGCGCTGGCTTTATCTTCCCGATCGGTGGAAGGAGCCTGGCGAACTCCAGTCTGCGATTGCTCGCAAAGTGAGGAGTTCCCTGCTTTACCACCGCATTCGTCAGGAGTGCACTTGGATTCACCTTCAGCAGTGTGCAGCAAACGACAGATTTGAAGAGGTGCGCAAATCTGGCGCTGGCAGCCTTGACGAGTATATGGCACATTTCGATAGTGAAATTGCCGAGCAGCGCAAGAAAATGGCTGAGCAGGGCGAGGAAATACGGCGCTTGCAGGCTCGGCTGAGTTTGGGGAAGTTCTCGGGCTGGACTACAGAATCAGTAGCAGGCGATGCTGCGTCCACGATAGAGCTCGCTTCGTCTGAGCGCGATCTCTATCAGGGGGAGCAGCTCTCGGCAGTGTTAGATGCTCTCCAGCACGCTGCCGATTCGGCGGAAGCCAACTCCCGCAGGCGCCATATATTGGCTGCGATCATTGAATCAAATCGCAATGAAGGTGAGCGGGATATCATCACTGCGAAGCTCAAGGATATTTTGAGTCAGTATGAGTCAATGAGTCCGGTTGTGCGCAGGGAGCTTGAGTCGCTTGGTTTTGCAATTGATCAGGAAGGTAAGCACTGCAAGATTACATTTAGAGGTGAAGAGCGTTTTCCGTTCATTCTCTCGAAGACGAGCAGTGATCATCGCACCGGCAAAAATGCATTTGCTCAGATTAGAAAGAAATTGTTCTAGTTCTTAGCTGTCTATGAAAGATTTTTCCGCTTGCGGGAGCTTGGCCTCGCCCTTCATCGGGCGAGGCTAATGGCATAGGCTGCCCACTTTTCCATCAGAATTCGCCGTTTCTCAAGCATAGTTCCACGCTTGTAAGCGGCCTTTGCCTTGTCTCGGATCCTGTGTGCGAGGGCGGCTTCTGAAAGATCGTCTGGGAAGTCTGTTGTTTCGCTAGCCCAGTCCTTGAAGGTGGATCTGAACCCATGAACCGTGATGTGCCCATAGCCCATACGTTTCAGTAAGGCGAGCATGGCGTTCTCGCTGAGTGGCTCATTGCTCAGGTCGTTGGGGAACAGCAGGTCCCGCGTCAAACGCGGTAGCGCGATCGCCAGCGCAGGCTTAGAAAGCGGAACCGTATGCTCCACCTTCGCCTTCATCCGGTCGCTTGGCACGGTCCACGTGCCGGCGGCCACATCGATCTCCCCCGGCAGGGCTCCCAGCGTCATTCCCGTCCGGGCCGCTGTGAGGATCGTGAACTCGAGGGCGCGCGCTGCTTCGCCATGCTTGGAGTGCAGGGCAGCAATGAACGAAGGAAGCTCGGAATAGGGGAGGGCGGCGAAGTTCTCTACCTTGGTCACTGCGGTGGGTTTGGGTAAGATCATGGCCAGGTGCCCGCGCCATCGTGCCGGGTTCTCCCCGTGGCGCTTTTTCTGCACGGTCACGGCATCAAGCACGGCCTCCATTCGTTGCCGAACTCGGCTAGCGGTCTCCGTTTTGGTGGTCCAGATTGGCCGCAGCACGGCCAAGATATGCTCGGTCTCGATGCGGTCCACCCGTAGGTCCCCAAGCGCCGGTTTTGCATACGTCTCCAGCGTCCTGGTCCACTGGCCGGCATGCTTCGGATTGGTCCATCCTGCTTCGCGCTCAGCGATGTATGCGGTTGCGGCTTCCCAGAACGTTGGGATGCTGGCCGTGGCGACGGCCGCAGCTCTCCTGCCCGCGAGCGGATCCTGACCGGACTGCACCATCTTCCTCGCGGCTCCTGCCGCCTCCCGCGCCTCGGCCAAACCGATCACGTGCAGCGGGCCTAAGCCCATTTCTGGGCGCCTCCCCTCAAAACGATAACGGAAAACCCAACTCTTGGCTCCCGAGGAGGTGACCTGTAGGTACAGGCCGCCGCCGTCGGCGTGGTAGCCCGGGTCGGTGACCGTGGCAACGCGTCTCGCCGTCAGGCGATTGATCTTCAATCCCATTTCCTACCCATCCATGTACCCACCCAGCAGGCGCGACTTCCCGCGAAGGCGTACGAACCAGACCGGATGGTGAAACGTAGCTGGCGCAAGGGCTGAGACTGGTTTCACGAATGCGCACGGAAGCTAGGGAACGCCCTAAATTCAGACACTCTCTCCGCCAGCCCCCGCCGATTGCCCTCTACAGCGCAATATTGCCGCCGATCACCTCCGATGGCCGCAACGTCACCAAGTAGAATACGCACCGTCGATCACCGCCGTTTTTGTGCTACAGCCCGACACATCAGCGTCTACAGCGATGATGATCTCGATGGACTGTTCGTGATTCGAAGCGCTCGATGTTAGACCAGAGGTCGACGACCTTGAAGAATATGGAGTGGATCAGGCGACGGCCTGCGATCTGAAACTCCTCATCGACCCGAGGAACATCACATTGACGCCTCGGACGGATACCCCTGAAAAGCCGACACCGTCCTCCAGCACTAGGAATGAGAGGCGATAGCGGCCGTCTGAGGAACGGACACGCTCGGTGCCGACCAATATGGCGCCGAGCTGGCCTATTTTCAGCAGCGCTATTACGTCAACGGCGGCTTCACGCACCACTTTCCGCACCTCCATCTGCGCCCCGCAGACCAGCCCGGTATCGTCCAGTCGGTCCTCGATGGAAGCAACGCCGATCAGCGCGATCGGCTCCTCACGGTGATGATGATTGTCTGGCGATTCCGAAACAATCTTTTCCATGGCGAGAAGTGGGCGTACCAGCTTCAGGGTCAGCTCTCGAACTTTACGCATACCAATGCTGTCCTAATGCGGCTTCTTGAGCAACATGGGCAGTTGGCAAACTGACGGCACAAATTCCACGCGGCTTCCGCTAGAACGGATCGGTCGCATAGACCCGTCGCTTGTCTGCCTACCGATGACTACATCCTAAGTAATGCCGTCAAGCTAAGCTGAACGTGCTGCCCAGAAACCGCTTAGGGTTTTTGCTTGTTAGGGCTGGGACGGCTTCAGTACGATATGGTGCCGCACTTGCTTCTGACTTAGCCTAATCTGTGGATATGAATTTGAGGGACACTCGTTGACGGTTACGCTCGAAGAGGAGCTCCTCACCCATCTCGATTCCGCCATCCCGGAAGGCGAGACCAAGACCCGCAACATCGACGTCGTGGCCTTCTTCAACGGCTTCGGCTCGTCGACCTGGCCGACGCTCGAGGAGACCGGTCAGCATTTCGGCGGCATCACCCGCGAACGCACCCGTCAGATTATCGCTGCGAACTACCGCGATCGTGTCGGTGCCGAGGACCTGCCTGAGCTGCGCGCCTGCGCCGAACGGATCTCGGCCTTCGGCATCTGGTTCGCCTCCGATCTCGCGAAACTTCTGGTCGACGAAGGCTGGGCCGACGAGGACGCTAACATCCTGGGCGTGCTGAACATGATGCAGGGCCTTGGCCTGTGCACCGAGTACGGCCTCTACGACGGCCGCATCACTTCCCTGACCCGTTCCAAGCTCGACGAGGTCGAGGACTATCTGATCCTCGACGGCGAGAGCGTCAAGCTCCTCAAGGCCGCGGTCAAGGAGACGCGGCGCATCCCGGGCCTCGTCGGCTTGGCGGACGTCGCGCATCTCTCGCAAATCGATGTCGAGCTCAAGACGCTGCTTGCAGTCATCCGCCTCCATCCCGAGGCTTGGGTCGGCGAATCGGGCGGCATCACGCGCTACTGCTTCGAGGATCGCGAGAACGTCCTCGTCAACATGTCCGAGAAGGTCTTCTCCGTCTTCGACAAGGTCGAGATCTCCCGCCTCGCAGCGACACTCGCCAATGCGCTGCGCCGTCGTTCGACAAACCTGTCCTATCCGGACCAAGCAGCCATCGAGCAATACATCCGCGGCTCAAAATTCTTCCAGTGCGGCAAGCGCATGGCCAGATTCGAGGGCGAGACCACCGAGCTGACAGATATCGAGACCGACATCGTCGACTTCCTCGACGAGAACGGCCCGTCCGATTTCGTCACGGTACGCGCGCATCTTGTGTCGCTCGGATACGGCATCCCTCTGTTCACGAAGACGATCGGCGCGAACGCGTTGGTGAACGTCGACCGGTCCGCCGGACGCAAGCAGTTCGTCTACAGCCTCGTTGGCCGACCCCGGCCGTTGGAGCGCCAGCCCGTGGACGACGCGCTCACCGACGACGACCGCTATTCCCGCTTCGCGGCGCGCCTCCAGAGAATCGGCGCAATCGGCAGCACGGATGCCGACGTGCAGAGCACGCACCGCCGCGAACAATCGATCCTGTCCAAATACCTCTTCGAAGGCCGCAAGACGCACCTCTGCGCCATCTGCGGTGAGGAGCACGACGTCGCCTCCCTCGTCACGGCGCACAAGAAGAAGCGATCCCTCTGCAACGAGCGCGAACGTCTCGACCCGCATATCGTCATGCCGCTCTGCGTGTTCGGCTGCGACCATCTCTACGAACGCGGCTTGCTTCAAATCTTTGGCGGGCGAGTGACCGGCGATGCGTCGAAGGCAACAGGTGCGGCGACCAAGGCATTCATCGACAGGATTGCCGGGAAGTGTGTTTCGAAGGAATGGCTCCAAGGCGGCGACAGCTACTTCCAGCGGTAGGGCTCTATTCCAGACCGGGCACTTAGCCGTGCTGCCATAGCACTTCGGGCTCGCCGAATTCGCCCTCGTCCGGGTTGGCCGGCATCTTCCATGCGATGACGCCGGCATAGCCCCGCGACATCAGCTTTGCCCGGGCGACGGCATCATCCTTGCTCGGCATCTGCTGCGCTTCGAATGCTGGCCTCAGGTCGCCGTCCTCGCCCCGCTTGAACGCGGCGAGAACGATGAGCGTGGTGTTCTTGCTCCGTTGCTGCTGCTCCATCGGCTGTTGAACGCGGCGCATCGTGATCGCTCCAATCAGGACTCCTGTGTGATCCTGGGATCAGAACACAGAGGGAACGCTGAGCAATGTCTATGCCCCGCGTTGACCCAAAGACCATCACGCTAGGCTTATTTTGGAGGGTTATAGAGGGCTATGGAGTAGATATAGTTCTCATCGCTATCCCGCATGGCCCGCCAGAACCATGAAAGGCCCCTGTCTTTGAAGGGACTTTTCTTATGGCGGGGATGCCGCGGGCAGGGCCCAGGCAGAATCTCGATCTCGATGGCACTTTCGCACCTGCTCGTGTCATTCAACTCCGGCAGACTGGGTGCTCTTGAATGGACACCCATGGCCTGCAATACGCCTAACCTTGAGGGCGTGGATCAGGTACTTGGTCGCCTGCGAATCCCTTCTAAAGCAGGCCGTTTCCCCAGTACCGCGGCTGCAGTGGTGTCACCCGCAGACGCCTTCAGTTGCAGTACGTCGAGCGACTCTGAACGCAGGTGCTCGAGCTCAGCTTGTGAAGGATACTTGTGGCGGATCAGCCACTCAGCTTCTTCTTGTGATCCTGCTTGCAAGGGGGGCGGCTTCATTGCAGTCTCCGGTGCATATCCGCTGTGCAACTGCATTCGCCTTGAAGCCCGATGGACTGCCGGCAATTGAGCGTTGCGGCGTGTTCTCGGCCGGGGTTTGGCCCGATTGACTGGGCGACGACGCAGGTCCTTCTGCCGCCGATGATGCTGCGCTCCGGCTTGTGGAAGGTTGTCCCGAGCAGGCAGTGGCAGTGGCAGTGGCAGTCGCCGCCAGGATGGCCGTAAACAGGATCGATCTCATGTGCATCACTGTACTCCACACATATTGTTCTGGACCTGAGTCCGCCACGCAGAGCATGACGCATGCATGCAGCATCCCAGAGGGTGGACTCAATATCGGAAAGCGGCGTCATTTCTGGCCAAAACGGGTGCCAGGCCGAGGCCATCATCGGGGCACTGCTTCGGCGCCGAAAAGTAGGGGGCGCCGTGCTGATACGCATCTGCGTTAGATGTGACAAGAGGTGGCGAATACTCCACCGAATGGCGCAATCTACCTGTAAGAAGCTTCGTAAGTGGGCCCCGGGCCCGGCTGCGGTGACAGGCCAAGAGTGACAAGGCCAACTGCTTCAGGAAGTACTCTTGATGCCTCGGTAGGCTTCGCCCCGCGCGCTCAGCGATGGCGGTGCCGCAACCAAAAGTTCCCGCGAGTCTTCTTCTCTCGCAGATCCGCATTGAACCAGGGAGTACTCTGTGGGCTCTTCCTCGCTTCTGGTAAGCCAATGAAGATCGCTGCACTCATCTCGTGCCTTGTGCTCTGTGCTTCCTTCGCATCTCCAGCATCAGCCCGGCCGCTGGCAGAGAAACTTGAAGCAGACATGGAAATGGCCGAGCACTCCATTCTCGCCTCCTTGGCCGTACACAAGAGTTCTGGAAGCATGTCACTGTGCTCCCAGGTCCCCTATGCCTGTGCAGGGGCTGATGGTGCCGAGCTGGGTCTTGCCTTGATCGGCGGCAGTAGAAGTCCAGCCGCGCCCCGGCACCTTGCAGGATTGACACGTTTTCGCATGGACGGAGCATTTTCTGAGGACTACAAGTGCTACGTCGCCGCGCAGGGATATTCAATCGTTCAGGCTGCGGCGAAGCTGGATGCCAAGCGTCTGGCAGGGCAATGCCTGTCCGAATTTTCTGCCTTCAAGCGACGGGCTGGCGGTGTGAGCTTCGACGTGGCGCCTGAGAACATCTGCAGTTCAGTCGCGGACATCCAGAAATCGCTGCGTGAAGTCGCCGGACTGGCCAAGGCCGGTGCTGGCTGTGACGGCGTCTGATCCGCCCATGCGTTCCATGGAGAATTGAAGCAGGGCGTCCGCGCTTTTCCAAAGGCTGTTGCCATGAAGATTCTTAGTAGCGTCGCCCATCCTTCGGTTTGTTATGGCACAACGGATAACTAGAGCACGACCGGAACGCCCCGTGCGGCCCATTCCGCTCCACAAACACGCCCAACTTGCACACCGGGCAGCGCTCCTCATTGATGGCCGCGCCTGAAATCCCGGACACCTCCACAACCCCTTCCGCCACCAGCTCGTCCAGGAACGGTGAGTGCTTCCCCTGCAGAGTGAACATCGCAACCGACCGTCGCGCACGCGTCAGCGCGACATAGAACAACCGTCGTTCTTCGCTCAGTGGATAGGTATCACCATCCGGCATTGCCAGCGAAAGCACCGGGTCATCCGAGCGTAGGCTCGGGAAGCTGCGATTGATCATGCCCGGCAGGATCACGTAGTCCGCCTCGCGCCCCTTCGATCGATGTGCTGTGAGGAACTCGACATCCATCGTGCTGCCAAAGGTCGTCTTCCAATCCGAAGGCACTACACCGCGATCCGCGCGGTAGCGCCCCAGAACAAACACGCTAACGCGCCCGTCGCGTCCCTGCGGAACCGCACCTGACAACAGCTGCTGGTGCAGCTTGGCAAGGTACTGGCGAACACCATCCTGCACCTCCTCACGCCGGTTCATCTGGAACGCCTGCAGCACCGGACCCCTTGCCGGCGTAGCAGAACGAACCGTCTTGGCAATCTGCGCCGGATTGCGGCTGATGAAGCGGCTGGAAACATCACACAGTGCCTGTGGGCAGCGGAACGTCTGCTCCAGTTTCAGCACCTGGCCGTGCCCCATCCATTCGCGGAAACCGGTCATCACTGAAACATCGGCGCCGGCGAAGCGGTTGATCGACTGCCAGTCGTCGCCTACGGCAAACAGATAGCGGCCCGGGCGGTTGACCAGAGCGCGGCACAAGCGGGCGCGGGCGCGCGAGGCGTCCTGGAATTCGTCGGCCATCACCAGCTCGTAGGGCGATTCATAGTGGCCCTGTTCCAGCAGCCCGGCGGCCATGTTCAACATGTCTTCGAAGTCGATGCTGCGTTCGTCCGCCAGCGCGTCATCCCACGCCTGGAACACAGGCCCCGCGATTTCAAGGAAGCGCCGGTAACGTTCCTTGAACTGATCCTCGGGCATCTGCCGCAGACGCTCGGCCATGTCTTCCAGGCTCAGGCAGTTGCTCTTGGCGTGTGCAATGAAAGTGCGCATCAGCCCGATCAGATCGGCATCGGGCATGGGCTTGGCGCCGCGATCGGGCAGCTCGCGATCCGGGTTGGGGTCGAGCTCGACGCGCGATTCGCCCAGCCGTTCCGACAGGTGGTGCAGGGCCTCGCCACTGCGTAGCCCGAACGAGGTGGTCTCGACCAGCGCGGTACCGCGTGCGGTATGCTGCTCGCGTTTCCAGCGCACGCCATCGGCGTAGTTGTCGAAATGCTTCGGCGGCTGGCCGTCGGCATCCAGCGCGAAGTGCTCGTGATACAGCTCGGCGTCCGGGTAATAGAAGTCCGGGCGATACTGGCGATGGGTATCCGTGGCGGTATCGAATTCGTAGCGCCGCTCGTAGTTGTAGGCCACGCCGTTGTAGAACAGCCAATCGGCAATCACGCACTCTTCCAGGCTCTTCACCCGCTCACCTTGCAGGGTGCGGATGTAGGGGGTGCCATCGCGGTCGTAGCCATCGGCCAGCATCTGCGTGCCCAGCGGCGGCAGGTCGCGCCCGAATACCAGCCGGAACATGTCCCACTGGGTGCGGAAGTGGGTCGAGCGGTCCTTCAGGTCGTCTACCAGCTCGGCCAGCTTGTTGAAGCCCAGCGTTGCTTCGACGGCCCATTCGGGAATATCGGGCTTGCGCCCCGTCGCCTTGGCGATGATGGACAGGCCAAGTGCATGGAAAGTGCGCGCCTCCACCACGGTATCGCCCATGCCTAGCCGCTCGAAGGATCGCTGTGCCCGTTCTTCCAGCTCTTTGGCGGCATCCTTGTTGAAGGCCAGCATCACGATGCGCTCGGGGGCCACAAAGCCACGGTCGATAGCGTAAGCAGCCTTGGCCACCATAGTGGAGGTCTTGCCGGAGCCGGCTGAGGCGACCACCTGCACGCGGTTGTCGAAACAGATGACCGCGCGGGCTTGTTCTTCGGTAAGCGGCTTGCTCTCCACCCGTTGCAGGAAGTTCCTGGCCAGCACCAGCTCGCGCGTTGCCATGGACGCGTTGGCCTCGGCCCAGACGGATGGCCAATCCAGTTCCCAGTCGCGCAGGGCGTCCAGCGCGGCACGGTGGCTGTGCGCGTGCAGGTCTTCGTGTACGGCGTCGTCGAGGAACAGCTGCTGCAGCTCGGACGGCTGCAGGGGCAGGGCGGGGCGCTCGGCCAGCAGTGCTTGCTGCTGTTCGTGGGTGATCCATCGGCGGTCGGCGCTGGCGCGGTCGGTCAGGGCGTCTGCCTCGGCCAGCCAGCAGTAGATCTGCGCGAGGATGTCTGCAAAGAGCGCTTTGCGACCGCGGGTCGTGCAGGTAAACATGACCTGCTGCACGGCGGCCGAAAGCTGGGATGCTTGGCGGTTGGGCAGGCCATCGACGGACACCGTGTGATGGTCTTCAGTCTGCAGCTCGACCCGGGCCCAGAACAGGCCTGGAATGATCCGCACGCGCGCATCATCGTCCACGTGCTGGCGGTAGTGCTTGCCACCCATGCGAATCTCGACGTATTCGCCTTCCAGCCGCAGCAACCAGTGTGCTGAACGGGTCAAACGCTGGCCCCAGCCCGAGGGGCGCCATTCCATAGACATCCAGAAACTGCCTTGCATACGTCAATGGGCGTAAAGTGCCCTTACGGGCCAATGATAAGCGGGCTTGGTGTCGCTTGCGGCTTGTACCGCCTCCGTCTCGGCGAACGCAGGCTTGCACCGGGTTACCATGGGGCCCGCAACCCGAGCTCGCCGTCGTTCAATGGTTGCAATCCAGGAAGGATTCCCATGTCGAAGCTGATGCAGCATTTCCCGCGCCGAATCCGTGTGTTGGCCGTCGCGCTGTTGGCCGCAGCACTGCCCGCCGCTGCGCAAGCAGCCGTCCAATCATTGGCGTGTGGTCTCTGGTCGGAAGAGGCTGACGGGACCTGGGACGCTCTGCGCTATGTGGATGGAGCCACCGGGGCTACGGAATCGCGCGACACCTATCAATGGACGTCGAAGCAGGTCTCTTTCGGCACCGGTGCCTCGTTCAGTTGGAATCTGATCTACCACTGGCCGCGTGATGCGATCCGTCAGAAGACCGTTCCCGAGCGCGACGTGGTTGTGGGCATGGAGTTCCGGTTCAACGCAAAGGAGATCGGCCAGCCACTGAAAGACCCGGGGCATACGTGGATTCATCTGTACCGCTTCGCCGATCCGGCCAGACGGTTCTCCGTTCACTCCACCAGCCTGACCAACACCATGGACTGGACGCGCCTGCAGGATGGAAGCCTGCATGGACGAGCGTTGTTGTCGCTGGACACGGTGCTGGCATTTGGCAGGGACTTGGATGCACTTGTCTGGAACATCCGTCGTGGTCCCGATCCGCTGGGTGTGACCGAGTCCGAGTTTGCGGGCGCGCTGCCCGTGTCAGCGATGCGCGGCAAGATGGCGCGGGTTCCGCAACTGCGCGTAGCGCTGGACCGCAAGGCGGCGAACTTCCGCAGTGAATGCAAGGCGCCCATCATGATGGGGCAGTAG